GTCCGAGTGATGCGCGGCCCGTATCCAGTAAACAGAACAAACGGTCATCGCGTGTATACCCCGATCGCCGGAGCCAGATAAATTGGCGACTTGTCGCGCTCCTCGGCCTCAGCCTGCCCTAAATACTTCTCGGCCTGAGCCTCAAGGTACTGAATCCGATCTAAAGGAACTCCGGGCAACTCTAGGCTCATGCGATGAGCCAGCATCATGACCGTGGCCTCATACCATCTCTGAGGCACTTCCAACTCATCCGTCAGCGCACCAACGTCGTCAATCTGACGTGAGTACCAAACCGTCATCTGAATGAACGGATCGCTCGGAACCGGCCACAAGTAGATCTTAGACTGCGGAATCGTCCGGTTGAACCAGTATTGGAAGGGCTGATTGGCCGTGAAGTTCTTGTTCGGGAGATTGGTGTAATCATCCCGATTTAGCCGCGCCATCGTGATCTCAGTAGAGTTATTCCCGAAGAACAACTCACGCAGGCTCAAGGTTCCTGTGATTGCTCTGATCCGATAGTACGGAACTGTGTATCCCGGATCGATGTCGTACCAAAGCCACTCGTTATCAACCCAAACGGTCGGTCCCGGAGCGGAAATGGTCTTCCATGTACTTCCGTCAGAGGAGCACTCAAATACCACATTGAACGTGCCAGAAACGCCCGGCAGGATGCCGATAGAGCCGATATAGATTGGATTTGTTGATCCATAGTTAACCGAAATGTTTCCACCCGCGGTCGTCTGAGTGCAGATAGTGTCAACATTGCCATCAAAGGCGTTCGCCACCACTCCGCCGGCGCTCGACGAGTACGAGCCTGACGGCCTCGACATCTTGCGATACAAGGCTTGCAATACGTCGTTTCCGCCAAGCGGAAGGTCGTAAATGTACTGGTCGGCTCGCAGGCCGTACACTTTCTTGACGATCGCCCAATACTGGATCCCAATGTTAATCAGGTTGGACAAAAGAAAAAACAGCGACTCACGAGCAGACGTTACCTGCTCCGACGTGAGTTCTTCCGCAAGTTTACCGGCCCGACGCGCCCCGTGGTCGATCAACTGCTGAACATTGATGACCGTGGTGCCAACTGTGCCTGAATACGCCATCTACCACCCCGGACAATTCCAACGCTTCATCGAGGCCCTAGACCGACTTCCTTTCTCGCTCTTCTCCGCCACCGGACCCATTCTGGCGCAAAACGAATCACGCCTTGCTCCACCTTGTGGTTGCGGGGCTTTAAGATTAGATCCAGTCTCGCTATTGTACTTTGCTCTGCCCTTTGCCGTAAGCCCTGCGCCTTTGCTAACGGGCAATTTTTCACCGCGACCAATTGCTAATGATGGGTTCTTCATCTCTACCACCTAAACTTTGAAGTTTTGTCCGCGATCTTCTTGGGCTGGGCTACAAACTGCTTGCCTTGCGACTTGCCAGCCCTCTTAGCCTTAGTCGTTGCCGCATACTCCGCAGGACTCAAAGAACTGATTGCCTTCTCAGGTAAGTACCGCTCTCCAGTGTCGGATGAACGCTTTCCGCTCTTCGTCCTCCACTTTTGATCGCCCCAAGCCTTCAGGCTTTCCTGCGGGTCCTTCATTTCAATCCCGGTATCCGCCGCCGTGCTCTTTGTACCTCTTGGCCAACAACTGCGCTTTTCTTGCGCTCCACTCGCCAGCGTCTGTTCCTTGAACCGCAGAACCCTTAATGTGATCAAACAAACGCCTTCTCATCTCAGGCTTCGTGTAGTTTCCTGCTTCATTCACGCTTGATCCGCCTTCTTTCATTTTCTTTTCTAAGAACAATTTATCAACCATTTCTAACCTTTCTGGCTTAGTTGTCTCTTTGTTGATAATGCTCAGGCGCTCTGACTTGCTTTTCCCTGCGTCATAAAAACCTTCTTTTTTCAAAGATTTCATTACGCCGCCATCATTCATCTTTTTATCAGCCGCTGAGAAGTCCTTGCCCACGGACTGGGATACACCAACCTTTTTGGCAAAGGCGGGGCTGTGGGCTACAGCCTCCATGAAATTGTGCTGCTTCTTTGAAGTGCTAGGCATTATCGGAAAAGCATCAGCATATTGCCGGTTGAAG